CAAGGCCCGGGAGATTTTGTTCCAAGACCTGGACCAGAAACCGGTGGTGAGTTCGCACCAGCTGTTCCACCTCCTGGTATACCACCTGTTCCGCCTCCTGTTGAACCAGCTCCTCCAGAACCATTAACAACAGAAGGAGAGACTTTTTTAGTAAATCTTGCTCGAAAGGCATTATTTGTAGATATTGATGAAGTAGGATTAACAGATGCAGAAAGAGAGAATATTAATAAGGATGCTGAGCCAGAAACTGCTAAAAAGGTTGCTAAGATTTTACGTAAAATTATCGTTGATTATGGCTTAAGTGAACAGTTTGTTTCGAGAGCAAATGTTATTCTTGAGGACTTAAAAAAAAACGATAGAGTAGTTGTTCTTGTTCCCGGGAGCTTTAAGCCGCCTCATAAAGGTCATTATGAAATGGTTAAAAACTATAGTGAGACATGGCCTCAGAGTCAAGTTCATGTTTTAATCTCAGCCCCATCAGCGAGAAGTGAAAGAAAAACAAAAGACGGTAAAATAATTACTCCTGTAACTGCCCAGCAAATATTTGAACTATATGTTGAACCTCTTAGTAACGTTACAGTTAGTGTTTCTGAATATCCGTCTCCTGTAACAGCTGCATATGAGTCTCTTAAAACATTAGAACCTGGAACAACAGTTGTTTTAGGTGCGAGTAAAAAAGATGATGACTGGAAGAGATGGTCGTATGCGAGTCCATGGGCAGAAAAGCAAGGCTTAGGTTTAAATATTCTTGATCCTGCAGAAACTGCGGTTGATGTTACTACAGATATATCAGGTCGACCTTATAGTGCTGGTAATATTAGAGATAATTTTGATAATTTTGAGATGATACAGCATGATATTCCAGATCATGTTGATCCTGCGCAAATAAAACAAATATTTGACTTACTTTAAGTCTCTTACAAAATTATAAAATTCTTGTCTTGTAAGGTCGGTTTTATCTAAGAACGCACCTGACATTCTAGCGGTTTTCATTGTACTATCATGCTTAACTCCTCTTACGCAAGCACACATATGATTGGCTTCCACTAATACTGCTACACCATTATTTTCGTCACATACTTTATCTATATGTGTATGAATTTGCATAGTTAGATTTTCTTGTACCTGTGGACGTCTCGCAAACCATTCAACGATTCTATTTAATTTACTTAGACCAATTACCTTACCATCTCTTCCTGGTATATATGCTACATGCGCAACACCTATAAATGGTAAATGATGATGAGAGCAAAAAGAATGTACAGTAATATTACCTTGAAATACAATACCGTCATACTTATCAATATTATCAAATGCAGTAATTTTAGGAGGTTCCGTATAGCATCCTTCTGCTAAGTCATTTACAAATGCTTTTGCTACTCTCAAAGGTGTATTTGAGCTATTAGGATCATTTCTCCAGTCAAATCCTAGAGCATCCATATATCCTTCGTACGCCATGGCAGCGTTGCTAATAATATTTTCTTTTTCCTCTATTGTCCGCGGACGGTTTTGATTGGCGTATTGAAGTAAACCCTCATTCATATAAATCATTATAACATATTCGATTTATAAGTCAACTTGATAAATAATTATATGAAATCTATTCTGTTATGTGGTGGTAAGGCTTGTTGTCCGCGGTTGTCTCTACATAAAGACAAGAAGACGGTACAAATTACAGATGATTCTGGTAATGTTGTCACGATGGATATATCTCAAGCTAAACTAATTGACGAAGCTTTAAATGATCTCTTAAAGGAGGGTAAATAGTAATTTTTATTGATATATTAGCGTGTGTTGGGTTAATGTTTATTCTTAAATATGGTACTATTCTTAATTTCCCAAGAAAACTAGTTACAAAATTAAAGGTTATACGAGAATTATTTAAATGTAGTTTATGTTTAGGTTTCTGGGTAGGTGTTATTGTATATTTTGTTAGTAAAAATGAATATATATTGTTTCCATTTGTTAGTGCCGGTGTGTGTTGGGTAGTGGATAATTTTAATAACGTTCTCCAATCGATTGAAATAAAACTTGATAAAGAGAATTCATAATATATAATAGTAAAAATGGCTGGTAAAGGAAGTAAAAGACGTCCGCCGTCGGACGAGGGTACGTATTATCTTAATTTCGACGAGATTAATTGGGATAATAGGAAAGAGGAAGATCCAGATGCGAAAGCCCGGGATCATATGGACATATATAAGAATCCTTTTAGTAATGAACGAGATAAAGACACCAAATGAGCTAGGATCCGAAACCATTTATCTATCAGACGATAAGATATTTTATACGGTTGAAGGAGAGGGAGAATTTGTAGGTTACCCTTCTGTGTTTATGAGATTATCTATGTGCAATTTGAGTTGTATCGGATTTAAATCTGAGTCCTCACCTCATGGATGTGATAGTTTCATTTCTTGGAGTATAAAAAACAAACTCACATTAGAGGAAGTAGTTGATTTGCTCGAGCAAGGTGGTCATAAAGATCATTTATATAATGGTGCACTATTAAAAATAACGGGTGGAGAACCTCTCGTGCAACAAAAAGCATTAATTAAGTTATTACATTATATAGAGTCTCGCTGGAAATTTGTTCCGCGGATCGATTTTGAAACTAACGCAACTATCTTACCAGATAATGAATGGGTTAGAGTAAGTGCGACATTTACAACATCTCCTAAAATGAGTAATAACGGAGACCCTGTAGATAGGCGCTATAAACCTGAGGTTTTAGAGTGGCATGCTAATAGAGGATCTGGTTTTAAGTTCGTTATTGATAAAGAGTCAGATATAGATGAAGTCTTCGGTAAGTTTATTGTACCGTTTGATATACCAACTGGGCAGGTTTGGTTAATGCCTTGTTGTGGTAGTAGAGAGGAACATATAGAAAAGGCTCCTATGGTTGCTGAATTAGCTAAAAAATATAATTTCAATTTTAGTCCTAGACTTCATTTACTAGTGTGGGATATGGCATTAAAAGTCTGAAGTAATAAATATTAAATAACATGAGGATTGCAATTAGTGGTACTGCCTGTCAAGGTAAAACAACTTTAATAAAAGATTTCTTAGATCAATGGCCGAGTTACAAGACTCCAAAAAAAACTTATAGAGATATTATTAAAGAGAATAATCTCGATCATTCTTCGAAGACTAATAAAAAGACTCAATGGGATATTCTCAATTTTATGATTGAGGAGCAACAGAAGTACAGAACTGGTCAAAATGTTATCTTTGATAGATGTCCATTAGATAATTTAGTATATAGTATATGGGCCGAGCAGCAACCAGATAATGACATTGATGAAAAGTTTGTCTCTAAGTGTATACCCTTAGTACGAGAGAGTTTTCGTAATTTAGATATTATATTCTTTACACCTATTACCAAAGTATCTCCTGTTGCAATAGAGGAAGATGATTTGAGAGATACCGACGCAGAGATTATAGAATCAATAGACAATATATTTAAAGCAGTACATAGAGAACATGAGAACAATCCAAAGACTACGTTTTTTATTACAGACGATAAACCAGCTATTATAGAGGTTTTCGGTAATAGAAATGAACGTATACATTTATTAAAGTTATATATTGACGCAGACGGTGACGCGCACGAAACTGGTAATATTTTAGATGAAGAAACTTTAGAGGAAATGAAGAAGCTTCAAGAAGTATGGAAAGATGTTGATCCTGAAGAAAATTCCCTCATTAAAAAGGAGATGGAACGTAAAATCGCTGAAGATAAAAGAAAGACTAGATTAAATAATTATAGATGAGTGAATATGATGAATTATGCGAACGATATATGGTGAGAAGAGTTAGATCTTTTTATCCTCGTAAGTTTGATTTATCTCCAGAGTTTGTAGAAGCCTTTAAATTAGAATATTCGCGTTTAGTTGAATCTGGTCAAAATAAACGAACGCTGTTTGAACGGATGCGCAAAGCATTATCCTTCCATCTTTGATCTTTGTAATATTTTTACAATATATTTTAGTATCTCCGATCTAACAATTTCAAGCTCTGTAAATGTAAATACATTTATGCCGAAGTCTATAGACTCGTCTGTATTAAATGCATCATATATTGATTTAAATCCAGATTTATTTCCAATGTCACTTTGTTGAGAGTCTCCAATAACTATATATTTTGATTCATGACCAAATCTAGTTAAAATAGTTGTTAGTTCCTGTCGAGTTAGATTTTGTGCTTCATCAACTAATACACACGCATTTTTAAAAGTTAAACCTCTAGTATAATTAACAGGATGACACTTAATAAAGCTTTCTGACATAAGTGTATTAATCGTAGACTTATCTAATAGCTCATTTAGCTTTTCTAATAGAGGAAGGCTCCATGGTAGAAATTTTTCTTCAACCTCACCAGGTAGTGATCCCATACTCTTTGATGCAGATTCTACGATACTACGGATGTATACTATCTCTTCTATTTTCTGTGTGCGAAGTAATTGAAGCGCGATATAGACTGATAAATACGTTTTTGCAGACCCAGCTGGACCATCAATTAGAGCCATTTTACATTTATCTTTAAAACAAACATCTAAGAAACTATCATGAACATCTGTTAAGTTATATTTTTGTTGTATAGAGAAATCAAGAAATGTATTCTTTTCTATACTATCGGTGATCTCTGTTTTATTAATTTTTGTTTTCTTATTAACACGCTGTCCGTTCATAGACGTCTTTTTTGATGATGCGGTCGTAGTACCACGAGTTCTCTTAGCCATATCTGTAAGTATTTATTTGACTTTCAATGCTTTACAATTATAATAATTAAGGTGAACATATTATTAAGTTGTCTTAGTTATAGAGAGTATACTGGTTCTGAGATATATTTTTATGAACTCTCAACTGCTTTAAGGTCCGCTGGTCATACTGTGTCTATTTTTTCTCCTTTCGTCGACGGTCCGTTACGAGCTCGAACTAATAATATAAAATTTCCTAATAAAGATGAAATTCTAAAAGAAACATATGATTTAGTTTTG